GCGAAGAACTGGGGCACGAAGTCTACGGCGAAGAAGAAGGGCGGCAAGTAATGGTCCGGAAGACTGAAAAGGGCGCGGCGTTGCGGCGCTGGTTTCAGGAGGACTGGAAAGACGTCCGCACCGGCAAAGAGTGCGGTCGGCAGGAAGGCGAGAAGCGTGGTACGCCGTACTGCAGGCCGACGAAGCGGGTGAGTGAGAAGACGCCGAAGACGGCGGGTGAGATGACGGCATCCGAAAAGCGTTCGCGCATCTCGGAAAAGAAGTCGCTGGGGCAACCTGCGGGTGCTCCGAAGAGGGTCAAACCGCTCAGGAGGGCGAAATGAAGAAGAAGATGAAGGACATGACTGGTGACGGCAAAATCACTCAGCGTGACGTTCTCAAAGCTCGTGGCGTTCCCGGCATGAAAAAGGGCGGCGCTGTGAAAGAAAAAATGGGTAAGGCCAAAAAGTGACCACATCTGGCTCCAGAGACTTCAACCTTGATGTCGGCGAGATCATCGAGGAGGCGTACGAGCGGTGCGGGCTAGAAGTCCGCACGGGCTATGATGCGCGCACGGCACGCCGGTCTCTGAACCTGATGTTCGCAGACTGGGCGAACCGTGGGCTCAATCTGTGGACGGTGACGCAGACGACGCAGGCTCTGACGCAAGGAACGGCGACCTACACGCTGGCGGCGGATGTCGTAGACATCCTCGAGATGGTGCTGCGTAGGGATGGTACGGACTACGAGGTCGAGCGGATCAGTCGTGGCGAGTACCTGACGTTCCCGAACAAGACTGCGCAGGGCAGGCCGAGCCAGTTCTACTTCGACCGCCAGATCCAGCCGGTGATCACGCTGTGGCAGCCGCCCGAGAACTCGACGGACATCTTGGTCTACTACTATGTCCGTCGGCTTCAGGATGCGGATACGCTGGTCAACACGACCGACATGCCGTTTCGGTTCTATCCCTGCATGGTGGCGGGGCTGGCCTACTACATCGCGATGAAGCGCGCTCCGGACCGCTTGCAGATTTTGAAAGCAGTCTACGAGGAAGAGTTCATGCGCGCTGCGGACGAGGACCGGGATCGCGTGTCGTTGTTCTTGCAGCCGGATAGCAGGTACATCTGATGCCGTTCGCGAGTGGCAAGTGGGCGTGGGGCGTCTCGGATCGGTCCGGGTTCCGCTATCGCTTGCGCGAGATGAAGCGGGAGTGGACAGGTGCGCTGGTTGGGCCGGATGAGTTCGACCCAAAGCACCCGCAACTGTTTCCGCCGAAGGTTGGGCCTGATCCGCAGGCCCTGCAGAACCCGCGTCCGGAGACGGACCTGGTGGAGCAGCGCAACGTGCAGTGGAGTTGGAACCCTGTTGGGGGACCGCCTGACAACGGGATCAATCCGCCTAACCGCCTGGTCGCATATGGGCAGGTTGGCTCGGTTACGGTGAGGACGACATGAGCTTTACCTACGCGCAGCTGAAGCAGGCCATTCAGGACTACACGCAGAACACGGAGACGACCTTCGTGAACAACCTGCCGCTGTTCATTCGGCTGGCGGAAGAGCGGATCCTGAAGAATGTCCAGCTGAACCTGTTCCGCAAGAATGCGACGGCAAACGCGACGGCGTCGAACAAGTATCTGGCTTGCCCGCCTGATTTCCTTGCGCCGTTCTCGCTGTCGTACGAGGTCAGCGGATCAAAGACCTTCATCGAGTTCAAGGACGTGTCGTTCCTGCAGACGTACACGCCGGATGCGACGACCACGGGAACGCCTCGGTACTACGGGCAGTTCGACGTGGACAATTTCATCTTGGCTCCAACGCCCGCGTCGAACTATGTAATGGAGTTGCATTACTTCTACCGGCCTGCGAGCCTGACGGCGGGTGCCGAGAGCGGCACGACATGGCTGAGTACGAACGCTGAGTTGACGATGCTCTATGGCGCGCTGGTCGAGGCCTACATCTTCATGAAAGGCGAGCAGGACGTCATGGCGATGTACAACCAGAAGTTCCAAGAATCGCTGGTCGGCATCAAGATGCTGGGTGAGGCGAAAGAGACGACAGAAGAATATCGGGTGGGCAAGGTTGTGAGGACGAAACAGTAATGCTTGGCGCATCGATGGAAGTGCCGCGCTACGCGCAGCTTGTGACGGTCAACACGACTTCTGGGCGTGGGTTTACGCCTGAAGAGTTGGCTGCCAAATGTGCGGACAAGATCGTGTCTGTTTCGGCGGATGCGCCTGCGCCGATTCGGGATCAGGCGCACGCTTTCAAGCAGCGTGTGGAGCAGGTGGTTCTGGCCTACCTGAAGCAGGCGGTTCACAGTGACCGGACAACTGTGTATAATGCGCTGAACGATGCAGGTCATCCGGGGCTTGCTGATCTGGTAAGGAGGCTCTGACGTGGCGTTCTCGGGAAACTTTCTTTGTACGTCTTTCAAGCAACAACTGCTTGAGGCCGTTCACGACTTCCGCCTTACCGGCGGCGACACCTTCAAACTCGCGCTCTACGACAACAATGCGTCGTTCACGGCTGCGACGACGGCGTATACGGCGACGGACGAAGTTGGGGCGTCTGGATCGTATTCGGCTGGCGGTGGTACGCTGACTCGGATCGACCCGACGACGAGCGGAACGACGGCGTACACCGACTTCGCGGATCTGACGTTCACGTCTGCGACGATCACGGCCTACGGCGCGCTGATCTACAACAGCACTCCGACGCACACCTACACCAATCCCTCGGTGGTCGTGCTGGACTTTGGCGGTGCCAAGACCTCGACGGCGGGTGATTTTGAGATCGTGATGCCTGCGGCGGCAGCTTCCACGGCCATCATAAGAATAGCCTAGTGCCATGACAGACATCACCGTCCCCTTTACCGGCTGGGGCCGCGCGGGGTTCGGTGAACTAGCGTGGGGCGAGGGCAGTGTACCCGTAGGCTCTGCCACGGGACAAGTCGGCACGGTTGCTGTCAACACCGGAACCGGCGTTTCCGTAAACGTCACAGGCGTTCAGGCTGCTGGACAGGTTGGCACCGTCACGGCGACGGGTGGTGCCTCTGTTTCTCTTACGGGCGTTTCAGCAACCGGGGAAGTCGGCACCGTAACGGTCTTCGTCACGACCAACATCAGCGTGCCTGTCACGGGAGTTTCAGGCACCGGAGAAGTCGGCACTGTTACTGTTGCGGCAGGGGCGTCCGCTCCTGTCACGGGCGTTGAGGCTACCGGCGAAGTCGGCACTGTTACGGTCAACACCGGAACAGGTGTCTCCGTCAATGTGACGGGCCTTGAGGCTACTGGCGAAGTCGGCACTGTCGCCGTAACCGGAAACTCCACCGTTTCCGTCACGGGCGTTGAGGCTACCGGCGAGGTCGGAACGGTTACCGCCACAGCTTCGGCGGTTGTACTTGTTACTGGGCTTGAAGCTGTCGGCGAAGTTGGCACCGTCGCGGTAAGTGGGGACTCCACCGTTACGGTCACTGGTGTCGAGGGCACTGGTGAGGTTGGTACCGTTACGGCATCCGGCGCAGCGCGTGTCACGGTCACGGGTGTCGGTGCCACGGGACAGGTTGGCACTGTCACGGCCACGGGCTCGGCCCGCGTTTTCGTCACCGGTGTCAGCGCCACGGGCCAAGTAGGGCAGGTCTTGGTGTGGGGAAGGATTGTTCCAGCGCCCGGAACAAGTTATACTCCCATCACCCCGAGCCCCGGGACAACCTACACGGAGATCACTCCGGCATCCGGTACGATCTGGACCGAGATTGCGGCGTAAGGAAGCGAGATGGCGAGCACATACACGTCGAACGGTGGTATCGAGCTTATCGCGACCGGCGAGCAGTCCGGTACTTGGGGCACGACCACGAACACGAACCTTTCGATCATCGACCGGCTGACCAACGGCGTCGGTTCAATTTCGCTCACGGGCACAACGCACACGCTTACGACAACGGACGGCACGCTGTCGGATGGTCAGTATCGGGTGCTGGTGTTTGGCGGCACGCCGAGCGGTACGAACACGGTCACGATTTCGCCCAACGACGGGCAGCATCTGTACTTCGTGAAGAACGGTTCTGGTCAGAGCGTGGTTCTGTCTCAGGGCTCTGGGTCCACGGTCACGGTTGCGGATGGCAAAAGCGCGATTGTCTATGCGGACGGCGGCGGGGCTGGGGCCAACGTCGTTGACCTGACAAGCACGTTCAACTTCCAAGCGGCGTCGGCCACGCTGGCTGCCATCGCTGCGCTTGCTGTCACCGACGGCAACATCATCGTTGGAAACGGCACGACATGGGTCGCGGAGAGCGGTGCGACGGCTCGGACTTCGCTGGGCCTTGGGTCTGGGGACAATGTCACCTTCGCTCAGGTGGACATCGCTGCGACCGGCGATCTCCGCCTGCAAGACACGACCGGCGGCGAGTACGTCGCGCTTCAGGCTCCGGGCACTGTCTCTGCCAGCTACACGCTGACGCTGCCTGCTGCGGACGGGACGAGCGGGCAGGCTCTAGTTACAAACGGTTCTGGGACTCTCAGCTTCGGCAACGCAGGAATCGGTTTTGGTAAGGCCATCGCTGCGGCCTTCATCTTCGGGTAAGGAGAAGTCAGGTGAGTGCCCCTAACATCGTCAACGTCACCACGATCACCGGCAAGACCAACGTCGTGGATCTGACCACCACCAACGCCACGCTGGTCGTCGAGAACCCTGCCGCGAGCAACAAGGTCTTCAAGATCAACTCGCTGGTGGTCTCTAACGTGGACGGCACGAACGCCGCCGACATCACTGTCTCGCTCTACAGCGAAGACAACATCGGCGGCACGGCGACCCAAATCGTCAGCACCGTGAGCGTGCCTGCTGACGCCTCGCTCGTGGTCATCGACAAGAATACCTCGATCTACCTTGAGGAAGACAAGTCGATTGGCGCGACGGCAGGGTCGGCGAGTGATCTGAAGGTTGTTTGCTCGTACGAGGAGATTAGCTGACATGCCCCGTAACCCCGGCGGAACCGTCAGTGGGTTCAAGCTACTCAGCACTCCTGACGCCCCTACAATCACCGGCGTAACCACGTCCATCGGCTCTGCGTCTGTCGCCTTCACGCCGCCTTCTGATGACGGCGACGGGGCGATTACGTCGTATGTGGTGACTGCTGTTGACGAGAGCAGCGGCGTTTCGACGGGCGTTTCCGGCGCGTCGTCTCCGATCACTGTGTCGCCCCCTGCTGGCGGCACGTTCAAGATCAGGATGCAGGCGCTGAACCCCTATGGGCCGGGGCGGCTGACGGAGTATGATACGGGGAACGCGATCTATAGCGGCGCGGAGTTGTGGGGGTGGGGCAAGAACGACTTTTTTGGAGAAATTGGAGATGACACGACAATTAACAAATCTAGCCCCGTTCAAATTGGATCGTTAACCACATGGGCGCAAGTTGCGGGAGGGCTTCAAAACACGGCAGCGATTAAGACAGACGGCACACTTTGGACGTGGGGTAGAAATGATGAGGGTCAACTTGGTCTTAATGATTTGATTGGCCGCTCAAGTCCTGTGCAGGTGGGGTCTTTAACGAATTGGTCTCAGGTTTCAATTGGTTCTTTTGTTTTGGGAGCTGTTAAAACGGATGGCACTTTATGGGCATGGGGTTACAACCTAAACGGTAGAGTTGGAGATAACACAACAGCTAACAGGTCAAGCCCTGTGCAGATCGGCTCTTTGACCAATTGGGCTCAAATCTATTTTGGCTCAAATTTTGGGGCTGCGATCAAAACAGATGGAACCCTCTGGGCGTGGGGCAGAAACAACTCGGGGCAACTTGGGGATAATACTGTTGTAGATAAGTCCAGCCCAATACAAGTTGGCGCTCTCAGCAATTGGGCTCAAGCAAAGCCCGGTACACTTCATGTTGTTTCTATAAAAACGGATGGCACTTTATGGGTTTGGGGATTTAACGGCGGCGGTCGACTTGGCACGGGAGACACGATTAATCGCTCCAGCCCCGTTCAAGTTGGTGCGCTAACCGATTGGGCGCAGGCTTCTGGAGGCGACAACAGCACTTCTTCTGTAAGAGCAGATGGGAGTTTTTGGTCATGGGGAAATAATCAGGTTGGTCAACTTGGCGATAACACTGTTCTTGCTAGATCTAGTCCCGTTCAGATTGGCTCTTTAACAACTTGGAACTTTGTTGCCGTTGGGTCAAGGCATGTTTCCGCACTAAAAACAGATGGCACATTGTGGGTTTGGGGCCAAAATAACTACGGTCAACTTGGTCAAAATGATACAACTTATCTGTCTAGTCCAGTCCAAGTCGGATTGTTAACGTCTTGGGCATCTGCATCTTTTGGCCCAACCTCTCCGCGCAAATTCGCCCTCTACGGAGTAGTCTAAAATGCCGAACTTCTCCGGGGTCTGGAACTTAAAGGATCAGGTGCAGGCCATCGCTGCGGGGCGGTGGACGGGGTTGCCGACGTATGCGTTGTATGCGTGGGGGGGTAACGCCTACGGCTCACTTGGCGACAATACCGCCATCAACCGTTCCAGCCCTGTTCAGGTTGGTGCTTTGACAACGTGGTCACAAGTTTCTTTCGACATTCACGCGGCTGCAACCAAAACAGATGGCACTCTTTGGGCTTGGGGTTTCAATGGAGATGGCCGAGTTGGCGATAACACAATAATCAGTCGTTCTAGTCCTGTCCAAATAGGCTCTTTAACAGACTGGTATCAGGTTTCTGCTGGATCGGGCGCTACAGGTGCGGTTAAGACAAGTGGCACGCTTT